TTTGATAAGCTCAAACGCCAGTTCCCAGAGAAGGATATCAACAGATATACGTTCCATGAGTTAGAGGCGAAGGCTGACCAACTCAATGGCGTTGACGTCAGGAGCAAGAGGTCAATAGAGAAGGAAATCAAGGCGAAGGGCGCTAAGAAAGTCTATGAGTTAGGCGACATGTACGTCATGGAGATAACGACACCAGAGGCCGCCGAGATTTATAGTCTAGGAACGAAGTGGTGTACGAGCAATAGAGAGACGGCTGTGGAGTATCTCGATCAAGGACCTCTTTACGTTTTCATCAAGGATGGCGAGAAACTGGCTCAGCTTCATCTGCAGAGTGAGCAATTAATGGATGTGACTGATCAGCCGATGGAGCCAGATGCCAGCATGAAGGCGTTCATAAGGCAGATGCCTACTAAGAGCATTGAAGAGAAGATAGGTAAGGCCACATATCTTCGTGAAAGGTTAAGCAATGAAGAGGAAAAGGAGATAGCGAACGACCCATATTCTGCCTACTTGTATGCCAGAGACGTCATCAAGGACGTATGTGGACTACTGTGGAGTGGTGAGAATAGATGGCCTGAAGGAGAGAAAGCGATATTAAGCGACCCAAAATTGACCTATCATTATGCCAAATACGTTATTAAGGGTGAATGGCCTGAGGGAGAGAAAGTAATAGCGAACGATCCAGAATGGGCCAGTGAATATGCCATATACGTTATTGGGGGTAGATGGCCTGAGGGAGAGAAAGCGATAGCAAGTGATCCAAAATCTGCCTATCAATATGCCTCATTCATCAAGGACGTATATGGTGAGGGCAGATGGCCTATGGGAGAGAAAGCGATAGCGAACGACTCATATTCTGCCTATCAATATGCTAAAGACGTTATTGAGGGCAGATGGCCTATGGGGGAGAAAGCGATAGCGAACGACCCATATTCTGCCTATCAATATGCTAAAGACGTTATTGAGGGTAGATGGCCTGAGGGAGAGAAAGCAATAATGAGCGACCCAGGGATTGCTAATAAATATACTAACTGGATGGCTACCCTGAAGTCAAGGGCAGATGCCTGGACTAGAAAATTTTTGAAGGGAGAAGAGGTTTAATATGGTTCACGATTTCAATTTCTCTATCGAAGAACGCATTATAAGCATTGATGACGTTCCTGACAACAGGACCGACATAGAGAAGGTATTTACGCCGATCGCCGTCTACAATCATCTCAAGCCGGATATCGGTTACGCTGAGAGGTTCGCTGAGGAAGCTATTCATATTTCTGGCGCCTGGGTCCGGGTCCTCGCCAGGACTGACAATGAGGACATAAACAAGACTTGGGATGAGGACCCGAATCCGACATATAAGAACGGAATCTTGCTTAAGGCTTATTTCAAGCCGGAGCCGATCCAGCTCGAGCTGACTAAATGGGGCGTGGACGCGCCGAACGCTACGACCATCGTCTTTGCCAGGTCCGAGATCTTAAGACAGTTTGGGCAGGACAGGATGATCAGGCCGGGAGACCTGATCATCATCCCGCACAACTCGACCGGCCTTGGAAGTGCTCGCAAGTACCGGGTGCTTGACTCACAGGATACTGGGAATTTCATGTATCGCTGGCTCTACTTTTCAGCCCTAGTTGAGACCATAACTGGCGATAAGTCGATAGGAAACGACGCAAAATGAAGCTTTCCTTTCTCGTTTCTGATGAAGTTAGGAAGCATCGCAGCGGGGACCTTCAAGATATACCGATAGCCAAGGGAGGCATGTTAAAATACTATGTAGACGAAGCAAATAGATGGCCAGAGCTGGACGAACAATTGCCACGCGGGGCATGGGATGAAGTATCGGAAGGCATTCGTCGCCTTGCGAGAGCGCACAATATTCCGCTCCGGGGCGTCAAAACTGGTCCGCCAGGCCCTCGTCCTCCTGTCCGTCTGTGTCCGGTATACGGATGTCGGCCTACGCAGGCCGGATTCGACCATATTGTTATCAATATGGATGATGCGTCGTGGCTCACTGTGGCGCATGAGGTGGCACATACATATTGCACATCCTTCTTGAGTCCAGATCAACGCGGATATGGCTTTCACAACAGCGTCCATGCGCGTGTCGTGGATCGGTTTGCGGCGTGGATCGTCGCACAGGGCTGGCACAAGGGGACGCTTGCTCATGAACTCGCCCTTAAAGAGAACAAACGAAGCTCAAATAGGGAACGATTCTAATGAGGAAACCAGTACGGTCTATAAATGACCTCAAGGAGGCTCTCAATAGAGATCTTAGCCAACGGGCTGAAGGAATTGCTGGCGCTCTTGCCTTAGGCTCCGTTGAGGAGATCAAGAAGACGTCATTAATGAGAGTCGCGCCAAGCTATGAGGTCAAGAGGGATGGTAAGAAGGTCATAACGACCGTCTTCGTCTCGTCCGCTGATAAGGTTGTAGCTAACGCGGCTATGGCTGAAGAGGTTCTCGGGACCAGGCCGTTCGCGACTTTGGCAAACAAGCTTCAAAGCAAGGCGGCTGCGTTAAAGATTCTGAAAGGCCAGGGGATCTCCTGATGTCATTATATCAATTTGACTTCACGGCACGAACTAACTCGCCGCCTGGCGCTCCAGAGTCTAAGCCGCAATTTACGCCGCTCATCCAGCTTCCAGACTTGACTGGTAAGACGCAGATAGCCTACGACAAGATAAACGTTGGGCCTGAAGACGTCAGGAACATGCTAGCTGTCGGGTTTGAGACCGTAGACAACGCCATAAAGACATGGTTGTCAGATTTGGTGGTGCCAACCAAGGACGGCGTCAAGAAGGTGACTATCAGGGTCCCGCGAGGCGACAAGACGATCCTGGTGTGGAAGCAGGATTTGATTGAGGGACGCGTCAAGCTGCCGGTCTTGTCAGTACATAGGAACAACGTGGAGTTTCACGCGGAAAAGTTTAGTCCGCCTTACATAAGGATGAATAAGCGCTTCGCCGACAATCCTGGATCTCGTCTGGTCTTAACTTACCGTCCGAGGCAGTTTCTGGTGGAGTATCAGCTATCTTACTGGTCAGAATTTAAGGCTGACAATGAGTACATAAGTTATCAGCTCATGACGAGATTTGACCCTCTGGCTGAGATTCACATAGCGGATGGATTCATGCAGGGTAATCTCATCATGAAGTACAACGGCTGCACCGACAGCAGCGATATAGAGGCCGCGAGGGACTTGCAGGCGAAGGTGCGTTACGACCTGAGCATGACGGCTGAGGCATGGCTGCCTCTTCCGGAGAAGCTCATGCCGTCGATCCTTGGCAAGGTTCAGACGTTGCAGGAAGAGGGTGGCGAGATCCTTCAAGCGCAATTGGGAGTCGTTCCGATAGAGCTCTAATTGGGGTGAATCATGGCCAAGGAAAGGCAGCTTTCTCAGCGCGAGATCAAGCAGGTGAAGGAGGAGCAGTCTGGCGGCCCGCTAGTTACGCTTTACAATCCTCAAAGCCAGATGGTGATCATCCGCAAGAAGCCGCCGAAGGGGGCTGACTTCTTCATGCACGAGCAGTCTATCTATCTCAAGGGAAAGAAGACAGTCAAGATTCCTAAGAACCACTTGGACTGGGATCAGCTCACGAACCTCCAGAAGCGCGGTCACATCAGGGTGGTGGGAATTGATCAGGCGTAATGTGGCGATTCAGAATCTTGTGGGTGTGTTACAATAGTTTGTTGAATTTCGCCTTTATCATCTCTGAGCAAGCCCCTCTCACATTACGATCGGATCTTTATACGATCATGTAGCCCCAAATCAAAGATATCAGTAAGCTTGCAAAAGTGGATTTCTTGCAGTTGAGATCAAGAATGTTAGGAGAAAGGCGATGCCAGTATTCCTCTCTGCAGGTGTTTTCCCAAGGGAGATAGATATTTCTTTGATCCCTGCTAACGTGAGTACCTCCCGGCCAGCCATGATCGGGGCTGCCCAGAAGGGGAAGATGGGGAAGCCTATATACGTTTCCTCGGCTGAGCAGTTCATCGACATCTTCGGCAACCCGATCTTGGATTCTTACCTTGGGTTCGCGGCCCTTGGCTATTTTGAGCAGGGGAATGAGGCGTTCATCCTGAGGGCTGGCGTCGAATGCGAGGACGGACAGCCGACGGAGCTCTCTGACGTCTGCATTGATACCAGTGGCGCTAACGTTGAAGGCTTCGGTCGCATTCCGCTCTTCAAAGGTATCGACTTCGGTAGAATCCGGTTGCGGGCTTGCACGGCTGACGCGCCCTATGAGTTCCATGATGCCTCCGTCGACAACGTTAACTACACCGACATCGACGCGCCGAGTTCCTGTGGGACGACCAATGCGACCGTTCAGTTTACCGGCGCCTATACTGGCTCGATTGATGACAGCTTCACCATTCTGATCACTGAGGGGCCTGGCGGATCCTTTGGTGCCCCTAGCGTGCAGGGAGCCGATTATTCTGTCATCCGGAACAGCGACGGCGCGGTCATTCAGACTGGCACCTTGAACGATAGCGGGGCACCGATTGGTACGTCGCTCTCGTTCCCCATCGGTTTCGGAGCTGACGCGACTGGCTTGACTTGCACGGTCGTGGTGACTGGCTTGTGCCCTCTTGAGTCCGGGGACGTATTCAGCTTTGAGGTCCATCCGAATAACAGGCACTTCAACATCGCGGTTGAGGGTTTGAGCGGCGGCGGATCCGGCGGCCCGTTCACGATGCCGGTAGCCACCTACACGACTAACGCCGCGTTCGTGGCAGCCTTCAATATCGTGGTCGGCGCTGGCGTGCGGTATGGCGCGATCGTCTCCGACGGAGTCCCTCAGATTATCACGGAGACGGAAGGTCATCGCATTCAGATCGTCGATACGGAAGGATGGGCTCTTGAGGTCGGGTCGACGCTCTGGGCCTATGACATTCCTCGAAGCTGCCTGGTCGGCGCCCAGCCGGAGACCTTTGTCATCACGACGGCAAATGATCGAATTAAGCTGACGGTGACTAGCAACACGGCGGTCCAGACGTTCGACATCTCGATTCCCACTGGACTGGCCGTTACCGCGTCTCTAATAGCGGCGGCGATCCATTCCGCCGGCGTCTACCTCGGCCAGAGGTATCTTGAGAGCTTCGTGCTCACCGTTGCTGACGGCGACAACAGGCTGGTTATTGTGACGATTGATGATACGGAGCTCGACCTGCTCAAGCTCGAGGCTTCCGCCAGCAACATTGAGAGCCTGCGGTTCGCCGAGACGGTCGGTATCCTCTACCCGTACTATCGCAATTACCGTGGCTTCTCCGACCCGCGCGTCGAGCTGCCTGAGCCTGGTATGGTGACTCCGGCCACGCCTCTGTCGTGCGAGACGGCGCCTGGCAGCGCCCAGTGCATCGCAGACAGTGCCTACTTTGAGAACATCGTCGGCTGGGTCGTGGCCAAGTCGCCGGGGACCTGGATGGACGGCTACTACTTGACGCTGGGGACCGACATCGTGCGCGCCTCCGCCGGCGATGTCGGCAAGTATGTCCTTACTATCGTTGACGCGTCCGGCATCTCTCAGGACAGCGTCGACAACGTCAGCTTCGACGAGAGCAACGAGAGGTGGCTTGGAAACATCGTCAACGAGAACTCCTCGCTGGGAGGCGTGAACGGGAATTCGTTCTACAACTTTGAGGACCGGCCGGCCTTCTTGGGTAGCGATCCAGCTGATACGGTTACCTTTGAGATCAGGAATCCTGGCGCTCTTAGCAGGCGCACCTTCCAGTGGGAACGCAGTAGCGGAGCGCCTGGGACGGCTAACGGAATTCCGAGTGACGCTACCTTCAGTTCGGAGCTGGACCGAGCCATCATCGGCAATCCGGCCCTCTCGACCGGTCTGTTCGCGTTCCAGAATCCTGATGAGTACGACGTAAACTTGCTATTGGTTCCTGGAGTCAGTTCTGGGGCAGTCATCGGCCAGGGCTTGCAGCTCTGCGAGTCCCGCGGCGACATGCTCTACATCGTCGATCCGCCCTATGGGCTGCGCCCGCAGCAGGTCGTCGACTGGCATAATGGCATGCTCTCCAGCGACCTGGCGGCTGCCATAAACTCCTCATATGGTGCCCTCTATTACAGCTGGCTGAAGATCTTCGATCAATTCAGCGGCCAGAACGTCTGGATTCCTCCGAGCGGGCATGTGGCTGGGGTCTTCGCTAAGACGGCCAGGGACGCAGAGACATGGTTCGCTCCTGCGGGTCTTAATCGTGGTCATCTACTGACC